GCCGCGGGAGCGTCCGATGGCCTGGCTTTGAGTCCCCCTTTTGAGCCCTGTCCGTGACGGTGGACCTTGACGATCTTGCGCAGGCCCGCTCGAACCGGTGGCGCAGGCCTGCTCACGTCGATCATGGTGTATTCAAAGTCGGCACCCTCAGATAACGCTCTGAACATACGATAGAAAGCGTCCGCCTTCACCCATCTGCGGAACCGCTTGAAGACCGTGTTTCCCTTGCCGAACTCCCCCGGCAGGTCACGCCAGGGACAGCCCGTCCGGGCGATCCAGAGCACCGCTTCCACAAACAGCCGCGGATCAGGTCCGGTGCGACCGGGGTCACAGTCCCGGCCAAGGCAGTACGGGGCGATGAGCGCCCACTCTGTGTCGGTCAATGTCCTGCGGATCAAGGCTGCCTCCCATTTGGTAACCTTGACTCACTTCGATACCGATCTGGGACTCCTCAAACGTCAACAGGCCCTAGGTTGTCGAAGACCATGGTAACGGCGCCGCCGAGCGGACCTGTCCCCCGCGCCATATCGGCCAGCGCATTCGCCACGGTTTCCAGTGCCGGGGCGACAGAGGCGGTCAGGCGGTTGGTCAGGCCCAGCCAGATCAGGCTCAGCTTTGCGATGGCATCGCCGGTGCGCTCGATCTGTGCCGCGTCGGTCGCGCTGACCGCCACCCCGAAATCCTGCACATCCTTCGCCGCTTCCCGCAGGGTGGCGGAATCGATGCGCAGGAACGCCAGCGCTGCCTTGTCGCCGAAGAGGTCGGAGGCGACAGCCGCCCGTTCCGCTTCGGGCACAAACCGGTTCAGCGCCTCCTGAATGGCGACGATGCGCTGATCGAGGGACAAGGCCTGCAGTTCCGCGGCTGTCAAATTCAACCGTTCCAGCGCACCAACAGCCGATCCTGACCCGGCTGCGGCTTCAGACAGCCGCGTCGTCAGCTTCTTGGTGGCCTGTTCGATCTCGCCCATCGACACACCGGCCAACTCGCCAGCCCATGTCAGCACCTGCAGGCTTTCGACGGTTGTGCGGGGCGAGGCCGCCATGTCCACTTGTGCGCCGATGACGTCGAGCCCGGAGCGGACCATTGCCACACCCGCAGCGGCAGCAGTCGCGGTAACCGCCGCCAGCGCGATCCCGGCTTTGCGGGCGAAGCTGCCAATCCGGGCATTGGCCAGTTTCATCTCAGCCGGCAGACGGCCAAACCCGCGCGTGCCGACCTCACCGATGCCTTCCAACTCGGCGCGGACCTGACGGCCGCCCTCGGCGACCAGTCGGACAGAGACACGCTTCTCGGCCATGGGTCAGGATCCTTGATATTCGGGGGTGTTTTTCTTACGTTGTGGTAATCGATCTGAGAGGCGTATGATCATGTCCGAGACCGCGACCCTGTCCTCGAAATTCCAGATCTCGATCCCCAAGGCGATCCGGGCGGCCCAGCATTGGGAGGCAGGGCTGACCTTCGCCTTCATACCGAAGGGCACTGGCGTTCTTCTGGTGCCGGTCCCGAAGCGGGAGGCGCTGAAGGGGTTTGCCCACGGTGCGTCCGCGACGGATTACCGTGACCGCGCCGAACGTTTCTGATGATCCTCGTCGACACCTCGGCCTGGATCGAATGGCTGATCGGTTCCCCGACCGGCGAGACATTGGCCGCGCATCTGCCAGAGCAGGCGGATTGGCTGGTTCCGACCGTGGTGCAGCTGGAACTGGCGAAATGGCTGACCCGCGAGGTCGGCGATGACAAGGCGGACCAGGTGATCGCCTTCACGCAGGTCTGTCAGGTCGTGCCTCTCGATACGGAAATCGCCCTTGCCGCCGCCGAGGCTTGCCGAACACACAAGCTGGCCACGGCAGACGCGATCATCTTTGCCACCGCCCGGGCACGCAATGCGACGCTGCTGACGTGCGACGCCCATTTCGAAGGGCTGCCCGGCGTGACACTTGTCCAGAAGATCACGACCTGAACCCGCCCTCATCGTCTGAGGCGATCTGTTCGTTGAGCTTGCGCACCCTTACCGCCTCGATCTCGGGCAGCAGTTCGGCGGCGATCAGGGCGTCGATCCCGAGGGCATAGGCCATCGCCAGTGCCGCACCCATGTCCCAGCCCAGCACCGCGCCGGGGACCACCCGCAACTGGCCGCCAAGGCGGCCGACCAGATCCCAGATCTGCCAGCCATCTTCCGTCTTTGGCCGGTTCAATCTTGCAGGGCAGTCCGGGCAGCGCCAATCGCGGCCCTCGCAGGGCGTACAGGCCGCGCAGTAGCGGTCGCCCCCGCCGAAGGACCATTCGGCAAGGGCGCGGAGACGTTTTTTTCCGCGTCCAGGATCAGGCCCTTGGCGACATACTGGGTCTGGAAGGCCTCGAAGACCGGCCAGATTTCCAGCAGGGCGTCGATGCCTTCGGGCGAGACCGGGACGGCATTGCCCTCGTCATCACCAACGCCCTCCCAATCCAGCACCGCCCGTCGGGCCACTGCCTTGGCCATGGCGAGTGCCAGTTCCTCTTGGGAGGCGGTGTCTGGCAGCGCTTCGATGGCGGGGTCAGCACGGGCCGAGACCATCAGCGCGGTGGTCAACGGGGCCACGTTGAGGCGCAGGCCCGGAGCGAGGGTCAGCCACGCGGGCGCGGCAGTCAGGTTCAGTCTGATCATGTTCAGTAACTCACAACAGTGTTGACGAGAACGGCGGTGCACATGCGGGCGGGGCTGACGGCCTTGGCCGCCTGCCAGTCGAAAGTGGCCAAGATGCCCTGCGGGCCCGGGATCTCGATCCGGGGGCGCGGCAGGTAGACGGCATGGGCGGTGAAGGTGAAACTGGCGTTTGCGCCGAGGCTCCAGGCAAAGACCAATTCGCATGGCGTGCCGTCGATGGCCTGCGTGATCAGCGTGCTGTCGGCGAAGCGCACCTCCACCCGGCCGGTCAGCGCCGCCATGCCGGGGTCGGCCCCCTCGATGCGGCCATCCGAGCGGATGGTCTCGATCCGGTCGAGGCCATTGGAATAGGTCACCTCAGCCGAAATGACATTGCCGAGTGGCGAGCCATTGCGGGTGATCGCCCCGTTGAAATGCCCGAACCGCTGCAGCCCCAGCGAGGTGGGCGTGCCAGCCGCAGTTGCCGCCGCGACGCTTTCGCCCTGCGCGACCAACCGTGCGGTCGCAGTCAGCAGGCCAGAACGCGCCATTTGCCACGAAAGCTGATCGCAGACACAGCCGGTATACATCGCATAACGCGGCACCTCGGGCATTGCCGTCTCGATGGCCATGCTCGGCAGCGTCCAGTTGCCGGACTGGAAGGTATGGGTCTTTGGCGTGGTGCCGGAGGTGATCGGCGCGCCGAAGGCCGCCTTCAGCCACAACCCAAGGTTCTCGACATCGATCGGCACCACGACATCGCCGTCGGCGGTGACCGCGTCCTTGATCGGGGCCAGCGGATCGCGCCCCTGGCCCAGCAGTTCCGAGGCGATCAGCGGCTGTTCGGAGCCAAGCGTGGTGCTGGCGAAGGGCACCGTGCGATAGCCCGTGGCGGGCGCGGTGCCGTAGACGGATTCGAACGCAAGCGCCATCTGCGCCCGCGCCCCATGGGCTCGTGCCATCATGTTCTCCTTTGGTGATTGGGGTCAGGCCAGCGGGTCGGCCGTGGAATAGTGCAGGATGACCGGGATTACCGCCGCCTTCAGGCTAGCGGCACCGTCGACGGCCAGATCGACCGGACGCGGGGCTTCCGCCTCGATCCAATCGCATAGCCCGCCGAGTGTGCGGTCAGCGGCAATCGCCGCGCCGATGCTGGCGCAGAGGGTGTCGAAAGCAGTATCGCGGGCAGTACCCAGCACGACCGCTTCGATCTCGGCACGGTGCTGGTAGTGGTAGCGCAGCGGCGACAGCGTGACCTCGGGCTCCCCCGGCTCGCCGTCACGCAGGATGAGGAGGCCAGCGGCAGGGACACGTTCGGGCAGCACGTCACCGCGCAGGGCGGTTGCGGGCAATGCCGAAAGCCGCGCGTGCAGCGCGGCGAGAATGGATTCACGGGGGGTGGGCATTCAAGCAACCAATGGGTTTTTGCGGATCGGTGGTCGTACTTGATCAGCGTGCCTTTCAGATCGGCGACCATCCGAACTTTGCGGCGATAGCTCTTCGGAAT